AGAGTGCTTTGTGCAAGTTTTACATCAACAGGAAGAGTACCTGTTAAGGAGTTTACTGGGGCTTCTCCTATAGCAGCCAACATAATGTTGATGCTTTCTAATTCTGTAGTGGCTGCTGTTGTCATTATTTCTTAGCAGTCTTGGCTGCACGTTTAAAGTTTGCTGCTGTTGGCGCACCTTTAGCACCAGGTTTCCTCATCTTTTCACCAGATCCATCAGCGATTCTTTTACGCTTGGCATGGATGTTGGCATATAAACCTTTCCTTTTTATTTTTAAAGAATCTCTACTGTTACCGTTTGCCATAGTTAGCTCCGTTAAGCTTTTTTAATTTTAAGTGAATCTCTACCACCTTTCTTTTTCTTTGGTGGTCTTCCTACTTTTTTACCGTAAGTTCCTTTTCCCATTGGGGCCATGATTTACCTCGAAAGATTAAAAAAAGAAGGAGTACCCATTGCTGAGTACCCTTCTGTATGTAGTTAAGAAGCAGATAGCTTGATTGTAGCTGCACACTCAGGACGGAGGATTCCGTGACCAAGAGCATACTTAGCAACCATCAATGTACCTTGATACATTATGGAATAATCTGAACCACTGATCTCAGTTGTCATATCCATTAGCTTTACAGTACCAACTGCTGACTTGTGGAATACAAGACCGATAGTTTTGCTGTCATCACCAATGTAGGTGTTGTTTGATCCAGCAAGTTCGTTAGTGTCACCTGCACCAGGAGCTTTGTTATCTTGAGGTACGTTGTTACTCATCATTACAGGAATACCTGCAACCATTTGTACTTTACCTGAAGCAAAAGATCCGTTGCCACCTGGGTTAAAGTCAACATCAACTGTTCTTGTAGCAGACTCAGCTAATTTGTAGTACTCAGCAGGTGGTAGTACACAGAAACGATCTGTATTTGGGATGTCTCTTTCATCAAATGCTTGAGCGATGTCGTAGATAGCTGCTGCTATCTCATCACCTGTTACATCTGAAGAAGCTGTATTACCGTTAGCAAGTGTAAGAACTGTACCACCAGATCCACCAGTAAGTGTGGTTGAAGCTCTGGAAGCATTAGCTATACATTTAGCTACGTTTTGATCGTATCTTTTTGCAAGAGCCTTACCTAGCTCAGTTGCATAAATCGACCTAATATCGTAATGGTTTTTGAGTTCTTCTAAATCCGTTACAAAACTTTGGGCGATTAATAAATCATCAATAGAAATGATTTTTTCATTTGCCAAGATTTGGTTAGCACCAACTAATGGGTTGCCTGGTGTGTGATAAGCAGCAGTTGCAGCACCTGTAACAGGGAACTGTGCTGATTTACCAGAACTGATTGTACGGACGTTGTGAAGGCTGTCGTTGAAAATGTTATTTTCAGAGAAAGCAGTCAGAACTTCTCCTGAGAAGACTTTAAGAAATAAAGCTTCGTAACCAGTACCAGAGTTGTTAACCAAACCTAAGCGTGAGACTGTAGCGTTAGCCATGAGTTTCCTCTTAGATTAATGTGTTTACTTTGGAACTTCCTTTAGCCCTTCCGTTCTCTCAGCGTTGTCTGACGCATCAGGCACTTTGATATTGAGAAATGTTTATAGAAGTTATCAAAATGATAACAAAAAATTAGTTACAATTCCACTTTCTTAATGCAAGTGCTTTACGAGTAGGTTCACCATTAGGCTTTTTCATCGGTCCTTCAACTCCAGACATCCTTGCACAAAAAGATTTCTTTCTACCCTTTTCTGTTTTAGATAGACCTGATGTTTTAGTAACAGGTCTTTTTAAATTACTACCAGTTTTCTTATTAATATACTTTCTACCCTTCTCTGATAAACCACCAGTAGGGTTCTTATGTACCTTCTTTATTTTTAGACTATCTCTTGACATTACCTAGTAGTAAAGACATCACTACTACCTAAACGTCTTTGAACGTCTTCAGTGTAAGTTACATCCTTACCATATCTAGGATCTTTCATAGCAGTTACTACTTCTGCTGTTGATTTGTAAGGTGCAGGTCCGCTTGTTGCAGGTTTGCCTGTTACTAAGTTTGGTTCAACTCCCATAGCGTTACTGTATTGAGAATAAAGTCCTTGTACTGCCATCCTAATGGTTGGTGCGTCACCTGTCTCTGTCAGGTTATTAAATGCCTGTGCATCTTCAGATGATAAGTTCTGTTCTGCCCAAGCTGTCATCTTGGAATAGTTGTCATCACCACCAACAGAATCTTTTATACCTTGTATCTGTTGTGAAGGTATGTCAGCAGATTCAGCAGAACCACCTTTTAATCCATCAAGGTATGTATCTATAACCTGTCTGGAAAAACCTGCACCTTCTAGTTTGGTGTAATCATCTTCTGATATTTCACCTGATTCTTGAAAGCGGTTTGATATATCCTGTGGATCTATTTGTGCTTCAGTTAATACTTCAGCTAGACCTTCACCATAGTATTCATTAGCGTTAAAGTCTGTTGCTTCTGTCTCTTCAGTAGCAGCTTCTTCTGTCGCTGTTTCTTCTTGTGGTTGTGTACCTAACTTACCTTCAAGTTCTTTATAACTGGCAGCTAGATCTTCTACAGATTTAAACTTACCTAAGATAAGACCATTCTCATCTGTTTCATTTTTTGCAAGAGTTTGTAAATCTCCTTCAGACATTGGAGGAGTTTCATTAATTGCAACTTGGGCTTCGGGCATAATAGTTTCCTAGTTATTAGTTATTGTATTACCATTTTTGGTTTTGACTATAGTTGGCTTACCAACAACAGGCTCATCATTAATACCTAGTCTACTGACAACAGCTTTTGCTGTATCAGTTTCTGGTTTTGGATCAGGCTTCTTGCTCGGCATCTGGTTGCTCCTGTAATTGTTGTGCTTGGGCATTGTTCTTAGGATCTAACAAAGGAGATCCAAGAGCAGCAGGTCCAAGATGTTGTATCAACTGTTGCTGCTGCTGTTGTTGCATCTCAGCCTGTATCTCTTCTTGTGTCTTAACTAGGTTAGCAGTATCAATACCGATAGAGTTTGCTAGTCGTTTTATCGCTTCATCTACATTCATGTATTGACGCATGACATCTGGACCTAAAGCTTGACTTACTGTTCCAATAAATTCAATAAGCTTATTACGATCATTACCTCTACCAAGACCTTGAAGACCAGTAACAATTTTAGGTTTAACTAACTTCTCAGGTAACTTAGGTGCTTTACCAGAACGTACCAGCATGTGCATCCTACGTTTGAGGTATAGCAACTGAAACTCTTGAGTAAGGATAGAGTAAATACCACCCAAAGAATTTTCTAATTCGTTAGCCATCATGGTAACTTCTGCTGCTGTTACTCTTTCAGCATCTCTCTGTACAGACCTAGCCATAAGGAAGGCATACTCTAATCTTGATTCTATTCTTTGTATTGCAGAGAAAGATACTTGAAAGTCTGCTCCTTTGTTTACCTGCATCACAGATATGTCGGCAGCAGATCCTTCTCGTATTGCACCGTTAGGAGCTTTAGCTAGAGTAGCTGCTCTTGTAACACCGTTAGGGTTTACAAGAAATAGAGTCTTAGCTGAAGCAGCAGCACCTTCTATGATTGCTTGCATCAAAGCTTCTAAACTAATCAAGTCGCCTTTGTACTCACTGACATATCCACGACCAAAATCTTCTCCATCACATCTTATAAAACGTAATACGATCCAGGGAGATACATCTAATTTAGACTTACCATCAGTACCTGGTATCTTTTCTCCTTTACATTCCTGATACCAAAAGTGATTATCATCTACTCTCTTGACGTATGTATATATATCAAGATCACTATCCATTGATTCAGCATCATAGTTTTCTTTTTTTCTAAGCTGTTCAACAAACTCAGCAGGTAAAGCTTGTGGATGTACTGATTCTTTAGTAATTATTTCTAAGACATTACCGACTGCATCTCTCTTGCATACAAACTTAGATAGTGGATATACTTTTAATCCTTCATCTGTAAGGTAGAGAAGAGCATTACCACCTACGATCAAATGTTTTAACGCTTCAAACATTGCAACTCTGTCATTAGATATTTCTATCTCGTTCATCAAAGCTGATTCTATTGTCCGTAGTCCTTTATCTATTTCAGTTTCTAATCCTTCTTGTCCCTGCTTCAACAGTTCGAGACTATCAATACTTAGTTTGAAGAAAGCTGTTGATGGTGGGAGTAAAGCAAATAAAAGTTTAGATGCAAGGCTGTTCACACCCCTAGCACCTACAGCTTGGAAGGGTGTTTTAGTCTTGGCTCTAGTACCAGTTGCAGTCTCTGGTATCAGCGTAGGTATAGTTAATTTACTGCAATCTTTTGCATCATCAAAATAACTAGACCTTGCACTTTCTAGTTGTGCGTATCTGCTTGCAGCAGTTTTACCAGGTGTTGAATAATCCATAGTTAGTAGTTAAGCGTTTCTAGTTTTACGACCTGTTATTCCTTTAGAAAATTTTCGTTTATTAAAATTATGTTTTGCTTTTGCTTGATTATCTGATCTTCTTTGCTTGTCCGCATTACTCATACGACCACTAGATCCTGTAACACCTGCTATTTTTAATGAATCACCAGGATTAAAGAACCCTTCTTTTTCTTGTCTTTGTATTTTTAATTCCTCTGTTACCTTTGCAGTATCAATAGGATTATCTACACCAGTTTGCATACCAGTTACCACAGGAGGAGAATCATCAAAGGTAGTCTTTGGTGGTGGTGCAGGTTGTGATCGTCCGAAACACATAATTAATACCTTAGATCAGATGAGCCTTGATTATCTGTAAGAGGTATTCTTAACATTGCAGTACCTAATCGTCTTGCTCTAGAAGTTCTTTGACCTGTTCTTTTCTTACCACCTTCAGCAGTAGTTTGTTGCCCTGATACTGAAGGTCTGCTTGTACCGACAAGAACTCTTTCCGCAGTCTTCTCAGGCTTTGGTGGTGTAGGTCTAGGTTCTGGTAAAGGTGGCGGTGATGGTGGTCCTCCGAAGCACATGGCTAATTCTCCAAGACTGATTCTGTAAGCATGGTATCTTTTTGCCTAGCTTGTTGTTCAATAAGGTAATCAACAAGAGATCGTTGCCCTGCTCTATACCATACCTCTCTATCAGTTAATGACAAATCAGGATGGCGATGCGGAAAGATTTTATCTAAAGCAAAAATCAATTCATCTGTAATAACAGGAAGCTTTTCAGATGACATGATAAGTAAGATTTATAAGTATTGTAGTTCAAATTAGATAATAAAGTATAGCAGGTTTAAATTTATGTGATAAGGTAATGATGTCATAGGAGAGTCTTTCTATTACAACACGGAAATACCAGTAGCTGACCGCCATTAGTTACTGGTTTTTTTTGACTAAGCGAAAACACTGGTGACTTTATACCCGTTGGTTGCCAGTGTTTTTTTATGGAGTCCAAAGAGATACTTCTCCTGTCTTGTAATCAAAGTCTCCATCTCTCAGTATTCTTGCCAACTGTGCGTTAAGTACAGCATCAGCAAAGTCATATTTCTTTTTCTCATACGCAGCTACTACCTTCTCCCACATCTGTTCTAGTGTTTTAGATTCTCCCAGTATCTTCTCTGCTGTTACTGGTCCTACTTTATCTATACCAAAATAGTTATCTGTACTGTCTCCTGTAAGGGCTTGCTTCATCCAATGTCTATCAGCCTTACGTTTGGTTATAAGTTC